TCCTTGAACGCTTCCGCATTCATCGTGCCCGACTGGGCAATCGCGCCCGCGAGCATCTGGACGAGGGCCGCCATGTCCGGGGCCACCGGAGCCGCCGCGGGCATGACCACAGGGGCAGGTGTCTCGGGCGCATAGGACACCGGCACGGGCGTCGGCGCAATGTCCACCGGCTCCGCTCCGTCGTCCGCGAGTTGATCCGCGAGCATCGCCGCCCGTGTGGCCTTATCGTTCCCAGTCGCCTTCATAAAATCCTTTGAAAACGCGAGGCGACGGCGTTGGTTATAGAACGCCATCGCCCCGCCGAGTTAGCCGATCGTGACGAACACGCCGTTGCACTCGCCGTCGCCGCCCGTGGACACCATGCGTCCCACGATCGGGGTGGCCGAGGCCGCGCCGTCAAGCACCGCCGCACCCGCCGCCGTGCCCGGCAGCACAACCGCCAGACCGACGCCAGGCGTGCCGGCAATCAGCGCCGCCGCCAGACCCTCCACCAAGATCCAGCCGTATTCCGCGGCGGCGATGATGTAGGGCGCAACACCGACCGGCGCACCAGTCAGGGTGGTCACCGGCGACTGAATGACGCCGTTGTACTGGTTGGGGCAGAGGTCGAGCCGGGTGGACGAGGTGAGCGCCACACGGAGCGGTTCCGCCAGCGTCAACACCAGCGTGCCCGAGGACGACGCCGCTGGATGGCCGACGATGTTGAGTTCCTGACCGAGGCCAGGGGTGATCGTGACGACGGCCTTACCGTCGGCATACTGGTTGGCCGTGGCCGCGGTCGCGCCGAGCGTGACAGTGATCGACGTGGCACCAATCGCCGCCGCCGCGCAGGCGATGTTCTGGTGATTCGCCAGCTGTGCAGGGGCCTGAAGCCAGTTACCAGCGACGAGATCGGCCGCGCCGGCCTTGCAGTAGCGATAGACGGCCGCGCCGGGGCCGGACATCTTTTCGCCAAACTGATGCGCCTGCGTGGTCGAGGAGGAGTAGAGCGGCTGTCCAGCCGCCAGTGGATCGGATGAAAGTCCTGCCATGTTTGGTGCTCCCTACGAGATGCTGGTTACGACGCCGAGGTGGCGCGGGTTAAAGGTCACCAACTGGCAGATGGTCTCGATCTTGACCACGTCCAGCAACTGGTTGGCCGGGTCCACGGCGGGATACGCCTTGAACCAGTGACCCGACTGATAGGCCAGTCGCAAGCCGTTCTGCCCGAACCGCAGCGCATACATGCGCGAGTCGGCGCAGTCGTTGTCCCAGACCACCTTGGCCTGCTTGAACATAAAGGCATCGTCATCGAAGCCCGCATTGGCCTGCGACTTCTCCTTGCTGACGATGCGCTCGTTAGCGACGAGAATCGACTCGTAGCCGTTGCAGGTGCCCGAACCCGTCAGGAAGTGGGTCGGGGTGGTGTTGCCCTGGCCGAGCGAGCAGGCGACGTTGATCGTCCGCATCGAGGAGCGCAGGTTGTCGTAGGCCGAGGTGGTCTTCGCGCCCGAGGTCTGCTGTGAGCGCCAGAAGGTGTAGGTGGCCGCGTTGATGCCGCCACGGGTGCCCGTGGTCGGATCATCCGGGACCAGCACCTGGAGGCCGCCGAGCGACTTGCCGCCGAAGCCGGTGCCGGCCGCGAAGGCATCGCTGTTGATCTGCTTCCGCATCGACTGGCGGAGGTTCTCCGCTTTGCCGGCGAGCAGGTCGATCTTCTGCGACGACCCGCGGTTGATCGCTTCCTCGAAGGTGGAGATCACGAAGACGCCGCCATACTGGCGCTCGGTGTATTCCGCTTCGTCAAACACATCGACACGGGTGACATCGAGCGACTCGGTATCGCTGATCGCCTTGACGGTGGTGTTCACCGCGTATTCAATCGTCCCGATGAACGACCGACCGCCGGTGACGGGAGCCGCGCCGTTCTTCTCGAGCAGCGCAAGAAACGAGTATTCCTTGAAGATGTTGTCTTCGGGCTTGCTCCCGATGACCTTCTGCCACTGGGCCGCGACCTGCTGGCCCACGTTCGGATTTGCCATAACTGACCCCTATCGGGTCCGTCTACATCGCAATCGCGCCAAAGCCTTCCGCAAACGATTGCGGACGGCCGGCGGGAGCGGCAGGAGACGTACCCGGAGCGTTGGTGGACCCGGTAGATTTCGCTACCGCTCGGGCCATCAACTGTTGCTGACTCTGGGCCGTCCGACTGGGCATCACGGTCTCACGTAGAACACTCGTCACCGCCAACCCCAACGCCGTTTGCGGGTCGTGGCCCTCGTCCATGTAGGACTTGGCCTTCGCCGCAATCGCGGGCCGGTGTTCGGTAAATTCAGGCAGCGCCTTGTAGGGGGCCAGCACCTTGCTCATGCGGTCGTGGGCGGCCTGCGTGGCTTCCTGATACCGCTCCTGCGCGACTTGCTGCTGTTCCCGCTGCTTCAGCGGCTGCACCATCTCCCCGACTTCTTTCAGAATCTGCTGGCGGTCGTAGGCGCGAATTTCAGCCAATCGTCTGGCTGACGTAAACGCTTCGCCGTCTGGCATCTGATAGTCGGCTTGTGGTTCCGTATCCTCAGCCACCTGCGGCTGCTGTTGTCCCCGCCGCGCACCGAGGGTGCGGGCAGCGATGGCAGCGACCTGGGGGCCATACTCGGGATGCTGACTGAACTCCTGAAGGAGTTGCGTCATCGTCCCAATCGGATCGGCCTGAAACCTGTTCCCGAGCTCAACGTGAGCGCCGTACTGCTGCTGAAACTGCTGGGTGATCTCGGACGCCGTTTTCGTCCGCGCATTCTTTAATGCGCTTTCGTGACGGTCGAACGGGATCGGGCCCTTGGGATCAGCGGTCGGAACGGACGCATCCGGTGCGAGGTCTGCGGTGGGCGGTGGCGCTGTCGCGGCCACGGGCGGTGTCTGCCCTACAGGAACCGGGTCACCGGGATCGGGAGGGGCCGCATCTCCCACCGACGCCATCGCTTCCGCGAATGAGGTCGGTCTATCGGCCGAAACCGTCGGACTACTCGCACCAGCCGAAGCTGGGGCCTCTGCAACAGCGGACGATCCGCCAGTCGTGTCTTCCAAACGTCAGTCCTTTGCGGCTGTGTCGCGCACCGCGTCGAAGCCGAGGAACTAAAACCTCGGCACGATAGGAAGAATGACGCGAACCGTCGTGCCGCAGGTGGCACATATGCGGGTGTTGCTGGGTTGGCGATAGATCCCGGTCGATCCGCAGCGACAGGGCGCTAGTGGCGGGTCGGCTGGGGGGCGCGGAGCGTCGTCTTCGCGCACCGGCAGCGGACAATCACCGCCTCCGGTTCCCGTGTGACTTCCAGGTGGTGGGTGAGGCATCGTCTCTCCGGGCAGCGCAGCACAAGGTTCAGGGACGACAGGATGCTCTCCGCCGACAGCATGAGCTCGCCATCGGCATCCATCGCCCGCCCGACATCCGTGCTCTGGACCCGTCGGTGCCGGCAGCCGCAATCAATCTTCCACACGGGCGACTCGGGGGCGTTGTCGGTGTCCAACTGGGGATGACCGTCCGCGGCACAGGTCGGGCAGGTCAGAATCAAGCCGGTGGCGTGGATCAGCTGTTCCAGTCCCAGGATCGCGTTGATCTGGACGCTGGACATGACCTGTAGCTGCGGGGCTTTGCCGTGGGGGGAAATGATCACTGGTGCCCTTGTTTCTTGAGTTGGGCGGCTTGCGCCTGATTGATGAGGCCACCACTGAGCGCGGCGGCAATGCCGTATTTCTTCACGATGCTGATTAACTTGTCATCAAACACGACGTAGTTGCGAGTGGACTGCGTTTTTTCAAGCGCGTCCAGTTCCTGCTGCCAATGGTCAAACGGAAGACCTTGGGCTTTCTCTCTCGCAATTCTGTCTTTTAAAAGACCAATGCGAAGCGATGGCCCACGGGAGCCTTCGTCAAGATACTTAATGCCCTGGATACCAGCAGCGCGTAGGCTCTCTTCCGGGTCTTCGTCTATCCGAATCCTTCGCAGCGAGTTGCCCATGCTTTCCCCTTCTTGCGGCTGCAAGTAGGCGGGTAGTTTCTGCCGCACCTTCTCGCTCTGCTGGCTCAGGGGCGCATCCCAATCGAGGAAGTCCTCGGGATCGGCGTTGATGGAGACTTCATAAAGCTTGCCCTTGCGCGTGAACTTTGGCTCGATGGACTTCATCCACTCCATCGCCCTCGGCGTCACCTGACCGGCCTCAGCAGCTTCCTGAACCCCGAGGAAATCACCGTGCTGCATTAGTGACTCAAGACCAGACAATTGCTCATACAAAGGCTCGGCATCCTTGTTCGACAGCCGCGCTGCCTTACGCTCGATGTCTGCATATAACTCATGAACCAGCTTTCCACCGATGCGAAGGTCTGTATCGAGTGGTTTACCGGAAGCACGATCCGCCACAGGCGACATGTCCCGATAGTCGCGCCCAACCGTGGGCTTCTCGGCCATGTACAGCCCACGTAAATAAGACTGGTTTCCTTCGCCCGTCCCGATCTTGGCCGACGAAAACTGGTCGAAGTCATGCGGGGAGCCGTGAAAGGCTTTGATGCCTTTCTTGACCGCGCCACCGACAGCATCAGCCGCCCGTTTCAGGGGTGACGCGACACCACCAGGCACCTCCACCGGAGCGGCGATGCCAATCACCTGACCGCTCGGGTCGTCGGCACCCAACAGCCGCAGCAGCGCTTTCGCTGCCTTCTCAGGCATGGAATCGAACACGCTGTCGTTCTCCCGCTTCAGCCAGTCGGGCGTCGGGTTCCGCATCATCGGCCCCCGTGACTGCTCCATACGGCCACCCGCGAGCAGTGACAACAGCGCGTCCCGCTCCAGCGGATTCGTCACGCAAGATCCTTGGACGTAATGACCCCGCCCACCGTGACGGTGATCGGTTCGGTCGCCAGCGGCCAGCGGTCAGCCCTCTCACGCCGCGCCTGGGGGCCACGCTCCAGCAACGTCTTGGCCGCGTCGAGATCGACCGTATCCCAGCGGGAGATGATCTTGTCCTCGGGGCCGGCATTCTTGACGCGCAACTCGAGCCCTCGAGCAGCTAAGGCGCGTTGATGATCCGATTTGCTGTCGAAACGTGTGGGGCGGTCGAAGCCGTTCTCGACCACGAACCCGCCAGGCACGTCATCGGCCACGACGGTATTCGTGCCGCGGCTGTGTCCGCCGCCCACGTCACAAAACGGCCAATCCCCGACGTGTATTTCCGCGTGGCAGATGTCGCAAATCATGAATTCACTTATACACGTATCCACATACGTTGATTACGCTTGCGCTGTGGGTCCGCGATAGAATCGGAGTCATGACTATTTACATCGATGCCGCAGGGCGACGGTGGGCCAGTGGAGACGACCCGTCACTCGATGGCCCGTATGCTGACCCAGATCCTGCGCTGAAGGCCAAGGTGCAACAGCACGGGTACCCTGGGGCCATCACGAAGCTGGCTCCTCGCCCATCGCCTGCTGGACCATCAGCATCACCGCCGCCAGCGGTAGACCGTACTTCTTCGCAACCAGATTGACGCCATCGAACCCGTGCTGCGCGATCGCTCTGCGTAGCTCTTGGATTTTCTCGTTGACGGGCAAGTTGTACTTCGTCGCGAACTGGGCATCGTAGTCATGCCGCGCCTGCGCTCTCGCGGGCGCACTCTTGTTGAAGAGGGCCTTGCCGTTCGGGATCTCATCGCGGATGATCCGCGCATACAACTGACCCACCTCGTTATCCGGCGTGTTCCACGGCAGGTTCTCGTAGAACCCCATATCTTTCCCGGCGACCGACTTGCCGCTCGTATCTGTCGTCAACTGCTTAATCAACGACGCGAAGTCGGACTGCGGCATCCCGATGTTCTTGACCCTTGCACCCTGGTCAATCGGCATGACCGCCACATTGCCGCCATTGCCGGCCATGAGTTCCTGCTGGATGCGCGGATGCGTCAACACGTCATCGCCTTCGGCGAGTTTCCCTGACGGCTTGACCAGGTCGAACATGTCTCGCTCTGCGGCGAGCGCCCCATCGTTCAGCATGTTGCCGGCCATCGCGTTCTGCACATTCAGCAGTGCGTACTCCGCTTCGTTGGCCCGCGCTAACCCCATGTTGGCCGCTTCCACCTGTCGTGTCTTCCCGGAGCCTTCGGTGCCGACAATGTTCTTCACTTGGGTGCCTGGCGAGATCTCGTTCTCAAACACGCCGGGGCCATGCGTACTGCCTTCACTCGGTAACCCCTTTTCCAGCCAAGACCGATCACGCCCCTTGGCGTCCAGTGTGATCGCCATCACGCCATCGTGATACTCCTGCTGCACGGCTGGTGGTAGGTCTTTTAAGCCGGCCAGGTGCCCTGTCGATGTGCCAGGCCGCGACTCGCGACCCATCTGCATCTCGTAGCGTGGCGTGTAGTCGGCAAATGACTTCGCTGCGTCTCCCGGTTCAATATCGCCGGCACGGATCTTTGCGCCCGTCCACGTTGACGCCTGCCCGGTTCCCGCGTCCCAGTCAGTGAAGCCGGCCACCTGACGTTTGTTGGCGTCCACGATGGCCTGATCGGTCATCTTGTCCATCCACCGATGCTCCGCAGGCGTGAACCCACGGCGGATCGGAGTACCGTCTGGCTCGACGTACTTCCACGCTTCGCCTTCCCAGATGTCGTGAACCGCACGGTCGGTCATCTGCTCTGGTGTCGCATAGCCACCGCCCATCGCGATCTGTCGCACGAACGGATCACGCTTCGGCCCGAGGTATGTCGAGTTGTCGCCCGCGTGCGCGGCCGTGATGGGCTTCGACATATTGCCGGGGAATCGTCCCGTTTTAACCGGCACACCCGCGACAGCCTGCCCGTGACCCTTGAATATAAACCCGGTATTCGCGCCGACACTTGTGGTCGGTGACGTGGCTGACGCCCCGATGCCGAGCAGGTTGGCGGTGTCGGCATTCTCACCACTGAGGTGAAACAACTTCGCCCCTGAATCGCGATAGAAGTTGCGCCCTGGCGCTCCCTCTTCCATCAGTTGCAGGTAGCCATCAGCCGCTTCGCGTTCCTTTGCGGGAGACGTGACCCAGAGGGGCGCACCAGGGATGTTCTCCTTCGTGACTTGCGAGACGCCTTTTCTCAGCACACGTCCGCGGTCATGTTTCACGCCACTCAGCACGTCCACCACTTCGGCTGGTTTTAGTTTCTGACCGTTCGCGACCATCGCTTCCGCCTTCGCGATCATCTCTGGTGTCGCGGACGGATGCGCGAGCAACCGCTCCAGCACGGTCTGCGGCTGTAGGAACCCCTTCTTTTTCGCGTAGGCGTCGAACGTCGGGAATGCCTCGTCCAGCATCGCCCGCGTGGCCGACTTCGCCGTCGCCGCGGCACCTTTAACGACGCCCGCCACCGGGCCCGCCGCGTCCATGTTCTCCATCGGGTTGCTGACATCGCCCAACAGCCCGAGCGGGGTGTTATTCAGGAAATCCGGCAGGCTCTTGGCGCGTCCGAGAATTTCGCCGCCCTCGGGAGGCAGATCAGGGAGACGCCGACCACCGAGCGATGGGGGGCGCGGCCCTGACACCACCGGACGCTGCGGAGCGCCGGCATCGACCAGCGCCCTGAGCGCCTCGAGCATCTTGGCGTTCTTCGTTTTCACATCAGGGCGCGGAGGCGGCTGGATGCCTAACTGCGCGAGTAAGGCGTCCTGCTCGAGTTCCTGCTCCTCGTTCAGCAGCATCTCAGTTCACCGCTGGTCCGGGGTTTGCTCCGCTTTCATCCATCTGGTGCTGGTTCAGCCGCGGCTGAAGTTCCGCCATGCCGCCGTGACCGGGCTGATTCGGTTGCTGCGGCGGTGGGGCCATGCCCATCATCGGTTGGGGCGGGGGTAAGCCTTTGACTCCCCCCGCCGTCAAGATCGCGTAGGTGCCCACATACGACGGCAGCGCCGGATCGAGATCTTCAGGTTTCACGGCAATCGAGACGGTCGGTGCTTCCGGCTTATCTTCCGGCTGCTTCGTGATCAGCCATTCGGCGGGGTTCAGACCAAAGTCCGTCGCCAATCGCGCCTGCACCACACTCCGATTCAGCGTCGGGTCTTTGGCGGTCAAGTTATAGAGTTGCAAATCTTGGCGCTTGCGGGATTCGATGTCGGTGTAATTGCCGGAGTCGATCACGACCTCAAAACTGAACGGCCCGAACTGCGCCTTGCTCTGCACCCACTGCTGCCCCCGCTGCGGGCCGAGGATTTCCACCGCCAGGCGGTCGCCGTAGCGCAGGACGAGCGCCGAGAGCTTCTGGACGCCCTTAATCCACCACTCCAGCACCCGCTGACGTTCCTGCTCAAAGCGGGCGTCGGTGTTGCGCTGGACGTTCTGGACTTCGGTCGCGGTCTTGGACCCCCGCGAACTGCCGCCGACCGTGTTGGAGTTAATCCCGAGAATATCCGCCCGGTCGTGTTCGATGATTTGCTGCGTGGTGAACGAATCCCGAGACTGCTGCAACGCCGGCACTTGCGCCATCATGCGGTCGGTGCCGCCATCGAGCGCCCCCGGCATCACCGGGATCATCGTCGGGGCATCGCCCTGTTCAATCTGCGAGCGCACGTCCTCATTGACCTTGGACGGGTCGTAGAACACATGCAGCTTCGACCCGTCGCGCTGCTGGATGTTCGTCGTCCGTGACTTGTTCAGTTCCCGCGTCAACGGGCCGGTCAGGGTGCAATCCGCGGCCACATAGGGCGAATCCGTCAGATCCCGCAACGCCAGCGGGTGGTCCGGGTAGCCGGTCAGCGAATCCGGCGTCAGCCGGCCGGTCTGCGGGTTCACCGACTGATACGGAGAGTCTCGATGCACCACCGGCAGGTCGTAGCCCTCAATGAGCTCGAGCTCGCGGATGATCTCGGGGTGCGTGACCTCGGGATCACGAAACGCGGCTCGATACCAGAGCTTGACGCCGCTGACCATCGGTTCGCTGTCTTCTGTGGACGCGCCAATGGGCTGGAAATAGGGCCGTTCCCGACCACTATCTCCCCCGCCGGTAAACGTCTCGGGCAGTTGGAACTGCCGGCGCACCTGCGACAACGGTTTGCGCCACTCAAACGCCAACCAGGGGGCCCGGTCGTAGATCGTGTCGCGCATCTGGACGGGGATCAACTGCGCTTTCGGGCTCACCCGCCGCCAGAAGAACTCTTCCCAGACGATCACCGGCACCGACTGCATCTGCGGGGCCCCGGTCATCGGATCGATCGCCGGTTGCCCCGTCATCGGGTCCACCACCGGCTGTTCGACCTGCACCGTGACCGAGTTGTAGCCAATTTCCGTGGGCACGGGCTGCAACGCCACCAGACAATCCTGAATCGTCGGCAGCACGGTCGCTTTTGCGTCCATCTGCTTGCTCGAGAGCAACGTATTCAGGAACTCCGCATGGAGCGGGAGCAGCGACCCATCGGTGCCGGGGTCCGGCACCAGCGCAATTTCGGGCGTGTCGTAGAACAGCGCGGCCTTCTTGCGCTCCACGTCCGAAAAGTCCTTGGCGACGTTCACCCGCGCATCGAGCAGGTTGTTGTTCGTCTTGACCGATTCCGGGGTGTAGCGTTCCAGATTGCCGACGCTATCCCACCGGGCAATCACGTCGTTCCGCAGGGTGCGGGCGCGGTCAATTTCCGCTCGCCAAAAGGTCAGATCCTCCGGCGACAGCGGACGCACGGCGGACGGCGGGGCCGACGCAGGCGCAGGCGCGGGCGCAGTCGGCGGGTTAGGCGAGGACTCCTCGAGCATTACGGTTCCCGCTCATCTTGCGCCACCACGCCCCGCTGTAGGCTGGCACTTCTGCGGGTGTCCTGCGGCCGGTGTCCGGTCGCAAGCCCCCCATCAGCAGATAGCGGAGGCTGTCGGCAAAATGATCGTCGCTGTCAGAATCGAGGTCTTCGGGGTTGTTGCGCGACTGCACCATCAGCGGGATCGTGCGTGAACCATACTTGCAGCGGGGATGCACGGTGAGCCACGGGGTGCCGGTGATCGGGTCAATCGCCAGCGCCTCATGCACCCGCTGCCAGCCGTTCACCCGGTCATTCGACACCCGATGCACCGGCAAGCCATGCCGCATCAGCGTCAGGCCGATCCACTCGCCCTGCTCCCCCGTGGTGGCCGGCAGCAGCGACGGATCACACGCACAGGACGGCACCCGCGATAAGCCCCAGTCCGCGCACTTCTCTTTGACCGCGGCGGCCACGTCTTTCGCGGTCATGCGTTGGAATTTGTATTCATCGAAGACGTGGACGTGGCCGTTCGGGAGGGCCGCGGCGAAGACCACGCAGCCAGGCGAGGCGTTCCCCCAGTCGAGGCCGAGGCCGACGCGCAGGTCACTCACCCTCATGCCGTCAGCCCTCCATCCGCCACATGCCACGGCTGCCCGTCCTTCGTCGGCAACCAATCAAAGAACTGACCAGAAAACGCGAGCCAGTCGCCCTCGAGCAACTGCCGCCGACGCATCGCGGGCAACTCCTCGAGCGTCTGCCGATAGGCGGGATCGATGTACGGATTATCACTCAGCCGCGCATCCACATACGCATACCGCTTCGGGTCGTAGTGCGGGAACTCCTCCGGGTCCACCACCCGGTCCACGAAGAAACTCTTCACCCACAACGCCCCGCGGCCCCCAGGGTTACTCCCCGCCCACACCTGCGCCCCGCCCTCCTCAATCACCGTCGGCTTCGACGTGCGGGCGCGAGACATAATCTCCAGCGCCGTGCCCATCGGGAAGGTGACGAGCTCGTCAAACACAATCCGGTCGTATTCGGTGGACAAGTACTGCATCGCGTCACTCTCTGACTCGCAATGCCCCGCCTGGATCACACTGCCATTCGGGAACTTCGCCACCTTGTCCCCCGACAAATACCGCCCGCCCAGAATCGGTTCGACTTCCCGCGCCATATCCCGCAAGTGCGTCTGGTCCAACTCCTTAAACGTCCGCCGCAACAGCAAACAGTTCAGATTGGGAATCCGCAGCGCATCCCGATACAACCCCCACCGGAGCGCATGACTCTTCCCCGGCCCCGCCGCCCCGCCAAACAACACCCGCTGCGCCCGCCGTGTCGCCTCAAAAAACTCCACCTGCTTCGGCACCGGACAAAACAACCACCCGTCCGCTGTCCGCACCGACCACGCCATCTGCCGGTCCCAGCACCCCGGCCGGCAACACCCCCACGGCCCCCACACCCCGCCCTGCTTCGCTCGGAACAAGCGGTCCCCACACCAACAGCACTGCGCCAGTGACGCCGTGAGTTCCTGCACCGGCCCCGACCCGATCACCCCCATCAGGCCCCCCAAAACTTTCTGCGGGATATACCCCCCCCACTTTTGTCCCGGTCCAGCCGCCGATGCGTGGTGATCACGAAGAAGTCAAAAGGCCCATTCAACTGGACGTTGATCCGAATCCGACCGCTCGGAAATATCCAGTCAATCACAGCCTGGTAGGGGCCGGCCAGAGACACGACCGGCGTCCATACCACCCGATCCCCAACATGGAACGTTTTCGCCATGATTTACCTCACCCTCACATCTGCGGTCTTCTCACCCACAGATCCATGTTAGAAACAGCACAGCGAATCGGACTCGGTGCTTCTTAGCAGTGCGGGTCTGCGACGGCATACGTTGTGTGCTTCCCCTCACTGCACATACTCCACATAGACCGTTTCGTCCGTAATCAAGCCCCGCCGACGCAGCATCGGCACCCCCGTCTTAAACGCCTCTAACGCCACCGGCGACAGAAAGCGCACCTGTATCTGTCGGCCAGGGGTGAACACATAATCCACCGTGGACGCCTGACATATCACCAGGTTATAAAACGACGGGCACTCCCGTTTCACACGCAACAGCCACTCCCCACGACTCCACACCTTACTCATCCCCACAGTCTCCACACGATGGCAAGGTGCCATTGATCGGCCCATTTCCGCAGATTCACGCCAACACCCCAGACACCCAATTTCAGGAAAAAATCACCCGCTGGGACTGTCCACGGCCTGGCGGTAGGGTCCCCCGTCGATCCGCCCGCACGGGACCGGGGTGGGGTGGGCGCGGGCCGGATGTGGCGTCCTGACCACGCTGGATTTCCATAAGGTCTTATGTTAACGTGCGCCTGTAAGTTGTTGTGTTGATAGATACTTACGGCAGGGGCTGAGTATACATAAGCTACATTATCAGACCCTGCCATAAAGCCCAATGAATACGGGCCTACTTATAGGTCGATCGCGTCAACCACTACAGGTTGTGGTGGGTGAACCCGGATCGGAGCCTCGGGTGTGCCGATGATGATGGCAATACGAGCCCCCTGGTTGCCAGCATCCACCACCGGTTCAATCGACCTGGCGTGCAGCAACCAGTCCTTCGCCGGCCGGTGGTCCCCCTTACTCGCCGCCACCTGACACGCCGCGGCCCACTCCTCCATGCGCTCTAACTCACTGATACGCATAGACTTGGCGACCAAGTCGGCCTCGGCGTCGAAGCGCGAGAGGATGCGATAGGCGCGACGTCGACCGATTCCAAGCTGCTGCCCGGCGGCAGCGACGGTCATTCCGTCATCGGTCAATTTGCGGAGTTCGAGGGCTTGTGCGTCGGTGACGGGTGTGGGCGACAGATAGTTACTGTCGGCATCTGTGGTGGTGACACTTTTTGTCACCTCAAGGGCTGGTGGTGTCAGGTCGTCGGGCATGGGGTTAGCTGTGGATGGAGCGTGCATCACCACAGGAGTCGTAGACCTGGACGATGGGCCATTGGGTGGTGACGCGGTCGTTGGCGAGGAGGGTGGGGCGTGGGGCGTAGCGGCGGCAGTTTCCCTTCTCGTCGGTGAGGGCGTCGTAGTAGAGGCATTCCTCACAGGTGACGAGGGTCTCTGGCGGCGGTGAGGGTTTATCCACGGGCGGCCTTGGCGCGTCGGAGGGATTCGCGGCTGAGGGTCAGGGCGTCACGATGCGTGGCGGCGGTGCCGAACGACGCGCTTTTGGCGTTGTGTTGTTCTTTGATGTAGCGGAAGGCCGCCGTCTGGTGGTCCTTGTGGGCGCGGCAGCGTCCGTAAGCGCCGTAGCGGTAGAGGGCGCGTTTCCCGCAGATCCCGCACGCCTGCACTAGAACGGCGAGGGTGGTGCGGACATCGTAGCCTGTGACGGCCCCGGCCTCGACGGCGTCGGCGCGTTGGCGGTAGAAGACCGAGGCGCGGCCGTCTTTGTGGCGTCCATCCAACATCTGGTCACAGCGGTCGGCTTCCGCACGCAACGCGGCGGCGATGGCCTCGTTGGTGAAGGGCACTTTGGCCCGCCAGGCGCGATAGGCGTCAGAGGCGAAGTAGTTATCCACGGGCCCCCTCACGCGGTTGGGTCTCGGGGATCAATTGGATGCCGAGCGCGTGCGCCAACTGGAGAGCGGTGGTGCTGGAGCATCGGCCGTGGGTGCAGGCTCTCAGGGCGGTGTCGGCGCTCACTTCGGCTTCGGTGCTGAGGCGGATGAGGGTCCAGCCGCGTCGGAGTCGGGCGCGGGTGAAGAGGAGCGCGAAGTGTTTGGGGTCGGTGGGGCTGGCAGGCGTGGGACGACACGGCACCATGTCCGTCAAGAATGCGCCTCTGCCTTTGCGGATCAAAGCACTTTCCTGCACAAGATATTGCGCGTTAGCGGCGATGGAGCACGATCTCGACATCGAGGTTGGCACCGTCGGCCACATCGACCAGGGTGGCGAGGGTGACGTTGCGGCCCTTCAGGAGATTCCGCAACGTGCTGGCGCACGGGACGATCATGGACCGCTTGAGGCGTTGGTCAGCGATGGCGAGCTCGAGGCGGGCGGCGAGTGTGGCTTGGAGGGCGTGCCGGCGCTGTTCGGTGGTCAAGACCGTCATACCGGCTCTCCCTTGATGGCATCTTTAAACCCTTGGCGGCGGTCGGCGCGGCTCATCCCTTGAGTGCGTACTGGCTGTTCCACTTCTGCCGAATACGTCTCGTCCTGCCGCCGCAGCCCACGCGGAAACGCTAGGTCGCCCACCGTGAATGACGCATCTCGAAACACCACGCGGTCGGTTGGCTGTAGCGTGTAGCGCCCGTTGGTCAAAGCCACTAGCACCAGTTCCTTGCTCTGTGATGGCACCGCAGAGTACGCGTCCCCAATCGGCGCGATCGTGCAGAGGTATGCGCCCTCGCGCTGCTCGCCGGGGGCGGTCTTTGCGAGACACGCAAGCCCCGATAAAGTGTCGTAAGCCAGCGTGGTGAAGCCCGAGCTATAACAGTCCCAGTGTTGGGCGTCCTGCGGCCCCCACGGGATATGCAACCCTTCCGGCGTGTGGGCCAGTGCGTGGAGTGGCACATTGCGATAGACCGCCCCGTTCTCGAGTAGAACCGTACAGCCGAGGGCCCGGCCGGGATAACTCACCAAGCCAAACCAGATCGCCGGGATGCTCGATGCGTCCGGCTGCTTGTGGGTGAAAGACGTGTCCACATAGCAATACTGGTGAAGCGGCAACTGGCCGACCAATTCATATCTCATTTCGCTTCTCCTCTACGAAGTCGCGCAGTGTCAGGCTCCGGCGGTGTCGGGGCCAGAGGGAGGGCAGGCTCCCGATAGAACGCCGGGTCGGTAATCTCCCCCGCCGTGTAGATCGGTTCCGGCTCCACCGCTGGCGCGTGAGTCTGTCTGATGTCACTCATCGGTCACCTCGACTCGCCCGCAAGGGTGTGATCGTCGCCGCACCATGAACCTCCGCGTGCGCGTCGAACGACTGATCCCAATCCATTAACCTCACGCGATGGTGTTCCAGCTTGCGAGCAAACCGCCAGGCGTGCGCGTGGCCGAGTGCAAAGCCAGCGGCCAGGCCGACGATGACGAGGAGCACGCCTTCATTGGTCATCAACTCACCTTCCTGACATCCGACCGCAGCCCCGCGGCTCTTGCCGGCCGTGACGCCCGCAGCAGCCGCAGGTTGTCGTTCTCCACACGCTGGGACGCCTCCAGCGCCCGCTCCAGCACCTGCCGCTGCGCGTCGGCCTTGCGGGCCTCGTTGGCGAACGCGATCGCAGAGACTGCCGCGCCGATGATGTACGACGTGCAGATCACAATCGAGGCCCACACCAGCACTAACAGCCAATGCTGTGTGATCCAGATCAACCAGGGTGTCAGTGTCATGCGACCCTCCGCGCCATCAGGCGTCTTTGCTGTTCCTGTTCATTCCCCGATAACTTGCGCTTCCTGAGTCGTGAGGTTTTCATGCCCACCTTGCAGACGATGCAGAGGGGCGAGCGACCAGAGAGACGCGCCGGCCGCGGGCAACGAGTGCAGGTCATCGCATCAACTCCGCCCGGAGCGCGTCGAGTTGTTCAGGCTTGCTGATAAACCGCACCGGGAAGCCCTTGGCGACGAGCTTGGCCTGCGCGGGGGTCAATTCCCCACCCTTGGACTTCCAGTCCACCACGGTCGTCGCTTGGCCCCACGCCAGCACGCCATCGACCGTGCCGTTGATCGGGCAGTAGACGAAGCCGAGCGATTCCGCGTAGGCGATTAAGGCTTTCGCGGTGTTGTCGATTCTTGCCGCTCGACGCATTACGCGACCTCCGTGAACAACCCGGCCTGCTTCAACACTACAGGCGGCACGTACCGATAAAAGCTCTGCGCCACGCCCGCCCCGTCCCGCTGCACCTGGTTCTCGATGGTGAGGCCCATCCGGCGCACATCGGACACGCGGGTGCGCCACGCCATGCGGCCGCCAATCTCCATCAGGGTGTAGGCCGAGACCCACTGATTAGGGTGCGCCTTGAAGTGGGCCGCGACCGCTTCGCGTAAGGTGGCGCTCATGCTGTCCTCCGTGCAGGGGTCTGCCACCCTAGGTTGGCGCACGACTCACACGCGGCCTCGTAGCCCGCGTCGTACCCGGCCCGCCGCGCTTCCTGCATCCGATTCCCCAGCCACGCCTTCCGCACCGACCGACCCAATCGAAACGCCGCCACGGGGCTGAAAAGGGCAATGGCGGCCCAATCTGTCGGTGTCTTCACCTTCGCCAGTCCGCCCTTGCGGCCGGCCGCGACCCGTGACGCCCGAGAGCGCCCATCTGCCGCGCACCGTCGAGAGCAATACCTCGCCCGATGGGGATGACTCGGGCGGAACCAAACGTGGCAGTGAGCGCAGGGAATGCCCGTGCGTGTGGGAAAACTCATTGGCTATTCGCTCCCCACTTGACGCGCACGGGGATCAACGCTCAACCCGCGGCGGTCAAGGATGGCCTTCCGCACCGTGCCGGCTGCATCAAGACGATTGAAGCCTGAGAACCCCGGTGCCACTGAGCGCCCGTCGCCGACGTAGACCCGCGCTGACTTCGCCGCTTGCGTGGGCATGTCCGTGGGCGGCTGCTCGAGCAATCGCCGGGCCGCACACGCCGCACAGAACACGCCCTTCCGCTTGGTCAGTAACCGCGCCGGTTCACCGGGATGAATCGGTAACGCGCACCCCGCACAGGCACCCTCAGCGAATTGCCGTTGCCAGTTCATGACGCCCTGCGCTTTGCCGAGAGATCAGCCGCGATGATCTCGACGCAGACGGCTTCCGAGATGCACGTCGGCCGGTGTGAGCACATGCCCCAGCCCTTCCGGATTTGCTTCGCCTCGCGTCGGACATTTCGCCGCCCCCCTTGGGGGGCTACGGGGGGAAAGATCTCTGGACTCTGATCTCTGTTCTCTGACGCTGTTACGTGCGCGTTACTACTTGCGTTAGTAACGCCGTTACTCTTGCGTGCTCGATGGGCCTTCACGCGGGCAGCAGTGTCCGCCTTTTTCTTCGTGACGGATTCTTTACTGGACTGGTGTGAAAGGTAGTCATGAATACGGAAGTCGGGATCGTGCCAATCCCACAATCCAAACGCTGACAACTCGACACGAATCTGATTCGGGGCCTGCTTCCAGAACACCATAGGCAGCACACCATCCGTCAGGAAGCGGCTGGAGTAGCTCATGCCGCGCACCCACCAGCGGAAGGCTTTGTCGGTCAGGCTGGCGACTTTGGGGTGATCGACGGCGTTGTCGTCGAGCTTGATCCAGGTCATCGTGTAACCTCGGACCGCAGCGGAATAAAATACGAACGGGCAACGAAAATCATCGCAGTCACCTCTGCTTTGGGACGTGGGAGCGGCGTTCTGCTCACCGCTGCAACCGCATCTCTTCCGACAAGCTGCGACTAAACCCGCGGCAGGTCCGCACCATTTCCAAACACTGCTCGGCGTTCATCGCCGCGAGCCGATACGTGCCATACGCCGGCTGCGCTTCCGCCACCACCTTGGCCTCCGCGATTGACTTCGCCCCGATCCTCGAGGCCGCGATCACCCGCTTAAATTCAATCTCGGCTAATGTCGCTTCGCGGGCGAACTGCCCCAGCAAGCCGCAGAGCGCCAGTTCAAACTCGCGCACTTGGGCCGGCGATGGCTGCTGGTCCCCCGCCATGTCGATCTGGATGCGCTCGATGCGCTCGATGGCTGTCATGGTCGGAACACCACAACCATCGACGGGAACGGCGCGGAGTTGGCGGCGTCGCCAAACTTCAACCGGCCCTTGATAAATCGCACCTGCACATTCGCCTTTGGTTGGTGACGTTCGGCGTCCCAGATGTAGTCGTGGAAATACCGCGTATCCGTCCGCGCCGGCAGCAGCATGACCGTGGTAAAGCCCTTCCGGCGCTCCTCTGCCGCCTTGGCGATGAATCTGGGGCACAGGCCAAGCGAGTAGGGTGGATTCAGCCAGCCGTAATCGCCGTATTCCCACCAGTCGCGGTTCAGCGCGTTGTGGTGGGCCGTGATGAACTGCCGGCACTTCGCGTTCTCGGCGGTCGCGGCCAAGTCCACGGTGAAGGGGAACTCACGGGCCAGCGCGTCGAATGTCGCCTGCGGCGTACTCCACTCGTCCGACTTGGACGAGAACATCAGCGCGGTATTCATACCGCCGCGCCTTCAATCTCAGGCTCTTGGGGTTCATGCTTCGCACAGACGACGAGGGGCGCGGCCCAAATGAACCCAACCACTCTCGCCTGCTCGCCCAAGGCACACCAGTGCTCACCGTCGAAGTGGGCGCAGTTGGCGCAGTTGCGCGGGAGGACCAGGGGTTCGCTCATCGGCCCGACTCCACGCGCCAGGTGCCGTCGTTGTTCCGCGTCTCGATCGTCAATCCGTTCAGCACACCAAATGGACTCCGCTGCTCCGCATTGCCGTGAACTTTCAGCAGCTTCCCGCCCACACGGACATGCAACAGCCCGTGGCAGTCTTCACACAGGCAGCAGCAATCCTGAACCGTGGTGTACTTCCGCCCACGCAGGTGATGCCGCTCAATGTCGATGCCGCAGTACGCGCTACAGGCGCGGCACCGCAGACCATCCCGCTCCGAGACGTGCGCGAACACCTCGCGGTCAGACTTCGCGGACGACTTGACCCGTTTCTCGACGTGCAGGGCACCGGGTGCCAGGGCCGCGTTAGCCACGCGGTGCCTCCACCACTTCGGCATCACGACACGACGGGCAGCGGTCAGGCTCCACCGAGCAGCCCTCGCGGAACTCGCTGTCAATCTCCGGCTCGTCGCAGGAGAAGTCGTCGTCGCAGTCAACGCAGGTGTGGATGTGCGCCATGATCAAAATGGAACGTCGATGTCGGTCATCGGTTCGCGCTGGTCGGTCTCGTTGGCGGCGGCGGCTTTCGGGTTGCCCTTGTCGGCCTTGATGCGCCAGTCAGGCTGCTTGCTGCCGGGGGTCTTGCGGTCGTTCCGCCAGCAGACCACGCGCTCGCCATTCAGCGTGCCGGACATCTTGTTCTCGCTGTCGATCCAGAGTGCGCCACGGTCGTCGGGGTATTTCGTCTCGCTCACGCTGCCACCACCTTCCAGCCCTTAAGGGCATTCACTTCGGTTGCCACTTCGGCTAGGAACTTCAACGCCGCCGCTTCGTAGGCCGGGATGTCCACGTCCGCACGCTTCACGCGCACCAGGAACGTCTGCATCGCCCCGTCGAAGCGATCATCAAAGCTCAGAAAGTCGCACCAGTCCGCGCCCGTCACCCACAGGTTGTGAACGATCTGCGGCAGGTGATCGTCGGGAGCCGTGGACGGCCCGCGCCAGTAGCCCAGATGCGTGGCGCTCTTGGGGCACTTGATTTCGAGCAGCCCCTTGAAGTTGTCCAGATGCCCGTCCAATGAACAGCCGGCGTGGTGCGTGTTGTGCGCCAGGAACCCCGTGCGAACAGCCATCAAACCCGTCAGCGACTCGTAGGCGGCAAAGGCCGCGGGCTCGAGCTCGATGCCGCGCAACATGGCCGCGTTCACAAACCCATCACCGTCCTCTTGCGGCCGGCCGGTCAGCAGTTCACACACCAACTGCATCCGGTAGTCTCGGCGGGGGGCGGATTCCTTGCCGCTCTTGAGGAAGTCCGTCACCAGCCATGCTTTGGAGCCGGTCAGCTTACCGGCGCGGGCCTGGAACCACTCAGGTGATCGCTGCGGGGCGTCGATGATGGTGAAGTTCACGCCGTCACCGTGGCGGGAACCTTGGCAGCGCGGGCCTTGATGACTTCCCACGCCTTGTTGTTGGTCTTGGTCAGGTGGTCACGAAGCGCCACATCGCTGGCCTTCCACGACTTCTGCAAGGCTTGGGTGCCTTCGTCGGCCACCGCTTCCAAATCGGTCAGCCAGTCGGCGTAACCCTTCGGTGCCTGTTGCGCGACTGCGACAGGCTTGCCGCTCGGCTTCTCGCTGGCCGCGTTGCCGTCATCATCGGCCGGGGCCACACCCACCATCGCCGCCAGCGCATAGCGGCGGGCGTAGGTGATGCAGGAACCGACGCCCTGCGGATCGTCCTTCGTCGGCCGCATGAACAGCGTGTCCGCGATCCACTGGCCCGACGAGTGCATCAGCAGCGTGGTCACGCCCACGCGCCCGCTGTCGTCGGCGGCGGTCTGCACCACGCTCAGGCCGTTGTCGGTCAACGGCTTACGGCAGGCGTTCCACACCGACGACAGGTCGGCGTAGTCGTTCTTGAAGTGCGGGTTGGTCTTGTCCTTCACCGCCGCCTCAATGACGGACTGGGCCTTCGCCAGCGCCGTGGCAATCTCGTTGATCTGCTCTGAGTGGTTCATCGCTTCTCCCTCTTGAATTCCCAAATTGCACCAGCCGACCAGCAGCAGCCAGACCACGCGATCACCATGCCCACCGCCCACAGGACGGCCACCGCTTCTGCGCTCATTTCCATGCCCTCTCTGCTTGCCGCGCATCGTGCTCGCGGTCCTCGACTACCAGCGGGTGGTTGTTCGCCATCACGCAGTCGGCCGCATACCAGGTCGCGCCGAGCTTGATGTTCATGGCGTCGTCGCCGTCACCGATGCAGTGCTCGTCACCACAGGGGCAGGGGAAGCGCGTGTCATCCAGCCCGTACTCGCGCAACGGGAGATTGGTCACGTCAAAGGCGTAATCGGTATCCGGGTCTAGGCGGCTCATGACTTCACCTCTCTGGCCGCACCAACCACCCAATCACTCGCCTGCTTGCGACTCGGGAATGTGAACTCTGTTCGAACGCCGTCACGGCGGAACGCCCAGTAAATGGGACGCTTGCAGAAGCCACGACCGCGGGGCAATGGGCGAAACTCGGGAGCCGACACCCAGCCAAGGATCCGCCCCTCGAGCATCACGACCCACCGGTTCACGATGTCCTCCGCCCTTTGCCGTCGATGGCCGGGATCACCATCCACCGACGCGCCAGGGTGCGCGTCTCGTAATGACGGCGGCAGTCGTCCCGGTTCACGCCCCACGGTCGCCGTTCGCACGGTGTCGGCAACTTGTGGGAACCATGCGCCAACAGGTCGCGCACCGTGTGGACGCTCTTGCTGTAGATGCCGGCCAGGTGCTGGACACGCAAGGTCGGCGGATACGCTTGCCATTCCGCGAGGGTCATGCCGCCACCGTGGGAAACACGTCAACAACCTTGACTTTAAAGACACGGGCCAACTTGGCCCTTTCGGCCGGTTCCGGTGTCGTGTGGCCGTTCTCAATCTTCCAGTAGCGATTCAAGCCCACGCCCAATTTCGACGCCACTTCCATCTGGTTCCAGAGGCGTTCAGCACGCAGGACGCGCAGGCGATTTGCGGGGTTCCGATTCACACGAGCGATGCTACATAGACTTTGTGTAGCTTGCAACATAAATTTTTTGTAGGGCAGGCTAGAATGAGACTGTGACAGTATGTCGGCCAAAACTAGGGACGTAATGACGGCGCGGGTGCGAGAGCGCCTGGCCGCGTTACGCGCACAATGCGAGATGACCGAGTCGGGTCTAGCCCGTGCGGCCCACCTGCGTCAACAGGACGTAAATCGGTTTTTCCACGGGGACATGAAATACCCGGCGCTGGATTTCATGGACGCGATCGCCCGCGTGTTCCACCATTCGCTGGCCGACGTATTGGCCGAAGACATGCCGAAGCCGTCCCTCACGGAGAGCCAGCGCGAGATCGTCGCGAACTTGAAGGCGATGGAGCCGGTCGAGCGGGCTGCCTTTGAGAAGCTGATTCGACGGCGCAAGACAGCCGGTAGCGGACGACGGCGCGGATAGCCGTGTAATCCGCAGGACTCAGTTGCTCCAATTGCGACAGCAACACACGCGACAAACGACGATGACGCCGAACGGGCTTCATCTGAAACATCCAATCAGTGAGCGCGACGCATTCACGGGCGAGATTAGATCGCGAGCGTGACAGATGAGGCCCTTCGCTGGATGACCTAATATGCCGAGAGGGTTACGTCAACGCATCGCCACCGGCATCTTTCGGGATGCCATCGGGATCGCCGTGATCGTTTCGGTCAACGGCAAGCCCCACGAATACCGCTGCCCCCACGATTCCGACGTGGCCGAGCTCATCAAGGAACGGCTGACGCTCAAGCAGGCCGGGGCGCTCAAGCTCGAGCGCGAGGAAGCCACCGCCGACACCCTCCGCGCCGACGCCGCCACCTACCTCTCGACCCTCACCGGACGCCATAAGGCCGACGCCGACGACATCCTCACCCACTGGGTGACGGCGTTTGGCGACCGCCACCGAGACGCCATCACCGCCGTGGACGTGCGCCAGCAACTGGCCGCCTGGCACAACGCCCCTTCCACCCTCAACCACCGCCGCCAAGTGCTCAGCAGCCTCTACAAGAGCCTCAGCGGGGCCAGCGGCTACAACCCCGTCCGAGAGGTGCCGAAGGTCAGGGAACGCTACGACACGCCCCGCAGCCTCCCCTATTCGGTCATCACGGCCATCCTCGACCAGATGGGGCCGACTCAGAGCCGCGCCCGCTTCGCCGTCATGGCCTACACCGGCCTCCCCCAAGCGCAGATCGCCCAACTCACGCCGGCCGATGTGGACCTGAAGGCCAAGACCGTGCGCGTCAGTCCCCGGCGCAAGGGGAAAGGATCACCAGGGCGCACCCTGCCGCTCTCCCCACAGGCCGTGCAAGCCTTCAAGGACTTCGCGGCCGCCGACTGCTGGGGCGAGTTCTCTCGGTCGAGCTCGGCGAAGGCGTTTCGCAACGCCGTGAGGAACGCCCGTGCCACGCGCAAGGACATCCCGAAGAGCATCCGCGCCTACGACCTGCGCCACTCGTTTCTGACCGAGGTCTACCGGAAGACCGGCGACATCCACGCCGTCTCTCACCTGGCCCTGCATTCGACGCCCGCCCAGACCGCGAGGTATGCTCAGTCGGCGGTGAAAGACCGCATGGCTGAGGCCATCCGTGCCACGTTTTCAAAACGTGGCACGGGTCAGAAACAGTCAAATATGCTGGATTTTAAACACCGAAACCACGATCAAGGGGCACTCAAAAAAACACGAAAGAAAACGCAATAACCGGATAAATCCTTAAGAAAAACCCTAATGCGCTCGTAGCTCAACTGGATAGAGCACCGGCCTTCGAAGCCGGGGCAAACGCGAAATTAGGCCTGATTTTAGACCGTGCCACGAATCACCAAACGTGGCACGGCGGCCGGTGCGGGCGTGAACGTCTTCGCGCAGCACGGGCACAAGTAGCGACCACTGCCGAGGTCTTCCGGCTGCTGGGCGGTATCGCAGCGTGGGCAAGTGATCTCCACTAGTGCGGCTTGCGTGGGGCTTTCGGCTTGTTCGCGGGCTTGCTGATTTCATCCTTTGCCCGCTCGAGCAGCCACGCGGCCAGCTTCTTCATCCAGCCCTTCACTGCCGGCGCTCCCGCATTTGCTGCTTCTTCTGGTGGAACGACCAGGCCAGCGCCCCAAATGTGAGGATGGCCGACACGGTTTGGATCGCCAAGTCTTCCGAGACGGTCAGACCGCGAGTGCCGGCCACGATAATCAGCCACCGAGCCCCGGCTCCGATATACAACGGGTTCATCGCTTCCACCTATTCCACAGTCGCACCCCAGCCCACCGCCACCACGACAGCGGGCTGTAGAACGAAAAGACCGACCGCCGTCTCAGGCACTCGCGGAACAGCGCATCGGCCTCTTGGCGCGTCAAGGCCATGCCGTTGATGTCCATGCCCGTCCGGTAATGCACGTCATGCTCAAGGCAGCAGTCGTGGTGCCATTCAGGCACCCCGCTGCATCCATCCGACCCCAGGGCGTCAGCGCGGTCGCGCACACGCCGCCAGTAGTCCGGGTTCTCCGTCACGGATACCAGATCGCGTCAATGTCCGCAAACACTTTGGCCTGCGCGGCCGCATGATCCAGTCCCTGCGTCCGATACAGCAGATACTGGGCATACCAGACGCTGGTGCCTTCCTTGTCCACAAAATACGGCGTGGCCGGGTAGCCCTTCGTCTTGTATTTTGCGTCAAGGTCATTGAAGAACAGCAGACCTTGATCTCGAGGTGGGAAGACACACCCAGGCGTCGGCACGGGTTGTGGCGTTGCGCTCTTTAACCACCCACCGGGCACGCCGGCATCAATGGTCTTCTGCGTGGCGTCGCCCCAGACAAGAGAGGGGTTCGGCCCTTCTGCGCCAGCAATGATGTCGATCAGTTCCAGGCCCGCAAACGTACCCGTGGCATCCACAGCTCCAGTGTCGTTTGGCATTGCGAGCACATCAAGACTGACTTCCGGTCCGCCCCGCTTCAGGTTGCAGCCAATCGTCGCAGACACCGTTTTTTGGCATTCCGCGGCGACAAGGCTGATAAACGTGCGCGACTTCTGGCCCGGCACCTTTACTTCTTCCCATGCCGAGGGGTTGGACGTTTTTACTTTTTCAGCGCACGCCAGTATCTCGTTTTTTTTCCCGATCCAGATTGACTGGTAACTCATTCGTAAACCTTTCCGCTGCCAATCAGCTGATTGACGTCTCGAGCGATCGCGTCGAGCTTGCCGCCTACGGTTTCACGCCACCGCTGGTCGGCCTCCCGGTCACGCTCTAATTGCGTGATCCGGTTCTCCATCCGCACGATGATGTTCAGCCCGCCGATCGCGGGAATGCCCAGTCCTAACGCCAATCCAATCACAATCGACCAATCCATCGTGTCCCTTTTACTCGGCGCGTTTTGCCGTCGTCACTTTGATCCCCGCTGCGACCAGCACGTCGCCCGTCTCGATGTTCGCTCGCACCCGAAGCCAAGGTGATAACTCCTGCCCCACCAGAACGCGGAGTTCTTCGTGCGCCATCCGCACGGACATCTCATACAGCCGCTCATCCTCCGAGGGAGCCGTGATCAACAGCGCACCGTGAGAGCGAGACTCCATCTCACAACCGATAAAAAACGTGCGCCCCACGCTGCGCCAGGGGGGCAAACCCTTGCGCCCACGACGGCCGCGGTTGCATCGAGCCGACGTGGTAATGGTTGGCTCCCTTGGTGTTGTCGGCCAGCGCCCCACGGCTGATACCGATCGCGGTCCACGAACACTGCTCAAGCGCGGGGTCCGTCACGACCGGCGAGGCCATGAGCCCGGTCGCCGCTCTCAGCACCTCACGAAAGTTCGGATCGGCGTCGTCTGGATTCCAGCAACTGAACTGCAACCGCTTCAGGCACACGTCCCGATACGTCTTGCCATAGCGCCCCTTGGCGTCCTGCATCCGGTTGCGGATCACGCAGCCCACCGCGACAATGCCTTCAATGGGCTCGCCGCGGGCTTCACCATAGAGGCTCAAGCCGAGAATGGCTTCATCCGGCAGCGGGGCGAGGAAGGCGCGGAGCTCGTCGCGGGTCATTCCTGCCCTTGGTATTTACCGCTCAAGAGCTCAAGCAACTGTTTCCGTAACAGTGCGTCTGGGATACGCGCCCCGGCGGACTGCATCATGCGTGCGCCCGCATCGGACGTGATACCCATCCGAGCCAAACTCGCGGGAGAGGTCACGGCGTGGGTCACCGCTGGCACCGCCGCCGCCGCTAAGAGCGACGAGAGCGGGTCGCCCGTAGCTCCGTAAATCGCCGCGCCCGCACCCGCGCCTGCGGTATTGGAGGCAATCGTCCGCAATAGGGGCGTCCGTGTCTGCGCGTTCTCCATCGCCCGTTGCAGCGCCATCAGCCCCTGCTGCGTGCTGAGTTGCGCTTCGATTTCTGGATGCTTCGCCTTCAGGGCCGCCACCAATCCTTGACCGATGTCGCTGCTGACTTCTGCGCCAGCTTCGGCCTCGGCACCGGCTTGCGATCGTTGCGCGGCGGCTCCCGCACGCTGGTGCGCCTGCTTAGCCACAAATGTTTCCTCGGCGTTGAGGGGTCGCCCTCTCATGTCGCGAACTTGGCGTAAGCCATCCTTGACCGCGTTGAGTTCCGCCGGAGCGCCACCGCGAGCCCCCATGCGTGCATCCGGCGCTCTACGACGCAGCACCGACACGGCATCCGCGTGGGACGCCACAGGCGCATTCCCAGAGGCAATGTCGATGACTTTGAGGTCGTTGCGGAGCGTGGCCGCGCCCTGTTGCCCGGCCTGTTGCACAGCGTTCATCGACCGGGTGGACCCTGGAATCGCTCGCGCATCCAGTGCCGCTCGCTCGAGGTCCACGTCCGGAAACGCCTTACGCACTTGCGTCTGTGCGCCAAACGCCGAACGCATAAAGGATGGAGCCAACCGCTTGAGCCCCCCAATGACCGCACGACCACCGAGTTCCGTCGTGGCCCCTCCCACACCTGATTCGCCCATGCGGCGCAGCTGGCCGGCCGGGGTGTCGGGATATTCATCCGTGCGCCCCTGCATGGCTCGCACCGTCTGACGCAGCCCTTCGCCACCAGCCCCGCCGAGGCCAGCCAACGCCGCGCCTGGGAGCGTGCGTTTCGTGCCGCCCAGAAACCCCATGCCTGTGCTGAGTGCAGCCGGGAGGTAATCGACCGCACGATCCACCATCCCGCGCTCGTCCATCACGGACGGTTCAGGAGGGCCACCCGCTGACGGATTCGCCAGCGACACCATGCGCTGCTTCTCTTGGGGCGTCAGGAACGACACATCATCGTTGCTGTCGAGCAGTTTGAGGAGCGCCTGATCGGAAAGGCGATCTTGTTCCACTACCGCCCTCCCAGTCGTCTCGCCGCACGGATGCGGGCGATCTCAGCATCCAGGTCGTCCTGTTGGCCGTCGCGAGAAGTCGCCATATCCATCCCCGGCATCCCGCTCTCGATGCGATCCATGATCTTGATCACGCGGTCCAGTTCCGTCCGTGCCGATTTCCCAGAGAGACGATTACTCAGCGTGGTACTCGCTGACTTGATTACCTTCATGTCGGAGTCGGACAAGATGCCCTTCATCTTGCCCATATTGGCTAGTTGCAGCAGCGACGACACACGGTCGCGCAAGGCTTCCGCGTCGGCGGTATTCTGCGAGAACGTTGGCATCCGTGAGTTCGCTAACCCAAACGCCCCCTCGAATCCCTTATGTTTCAGTAGGGCATTCGCCGCGGCCTTCACGTCTGCGGCGGTCAGCATCTTCTCTTGCGCTTCGGCCCCGCTGCCCGCTGCCGCCTTCTCGTAAGGGCTGTCGCCCATCTGCGCGTTGCCCTTGCGAATCTGCACGGGCTTGCCGTTACGCATCACCCATTCGTAGTCGGGCGCTGGGCCACGTTCGGGTTTCTGTGGTTCGTTGCCCATGTCAAACCCACCGGCCGGCATCTCGTCGGGGTTCCCAAACCGAGTGGATTGGTTGCCCGTCTTCGGGTTGGTGTAGGTGTATTGCACCCGATCCGGTCGCTTGGTCAGCCCCTCGATGACTCGCCGCATATCGGGAGCCGAGGACGCCTTCGGGTTGCGGAACACGGACTGGTTAAGCTCATCCGCCCGCGCCTGTGGTGTCATCCCCGGCATGTTCATCACGTTCGCCGCATCGAGGCTGATGTTGCGATCCGTGGCCTGTTGCGCTTTCGCGTCGATGCGCTCCATCTCCGCAAGGTCGATGACCCGTCGATCATTGTCCCGGCGGTAGGTGCGATCGTCTTCCACGCCTTGCTGCTGCCGCTGCTGCAACGCGAGTTGCGCGGCCTGCTGCTGCTCCTGCTGCCGGCGCATCTGTTCGCGCAGCCGACGTTCCATGACCTCATCGAGCGCGGTCTGCAGCCCGCCTGCGACCTGTCCACTGAGACTAAACATGATGCGTCACCCTCTGTATCCTGGCGGTGGCGGGGGCGTCGTATCGAACGGGACGCCCGGAATGCTGGTGCCATACTTCGCCTGTCCCACCGCGCCCGCCCCGCCCAAGATCATGCTGAGCAAGGACATGATCGACTCGACCTTCCCGGCCTTCTGGTAGCCCTGCTGGTTCGGCGGGGCCATGATCCCCTTGCTGTAATCCGTCGCGGCGGGTGCGTCAAGAATCCCGCTCCTGAAGTCTGTCGCCGCGGGCGCGTTGAGAATGCCGCTCTTGAAGTCCGTGGCCGCGGGCACGTCGCTGCCGGTCAACTGCGCCATCAAGGCCGCCTTCGACAGTTCCGATCCGTGCTGGCGGGTCTCTGGACTGAGCGCCGAGGCCGACAGGCCGCCACTAATCACCGGGACACGTCCGCGCACTTGCCCTTGCGCTTGCACACTCACCGGCTGCATGTTCGCCATGAGCGACCCCATGATCGACTGACGGGCTCGAGCGGTGCCCGAATCCATGCCGAGGCGGGCGCGTTGGAGCCCTTCCTGCGACTGGTTGCCCAGGGCGGTCGTCGTGGCCCCTTGCTGAATCCCGTAGCGTCCGGTGGCTTCCTGCGACTGGTTGCCCAGGGCGCTGGTCGTCGCGCCCTGCTGGGTCTGGTAGCGATCTATTGAGTCGCGTCCACCCGCGAGGATGGACTGCAACAGCGCGTTCTGCTGCGTGCCAAACTGCTGCTGCGCGAGCTGATTCTGGCGTTGCGCGTAGTCGTTCTGGTTGCCGCGCTCGGCCGCCGAACCTTTGGCGGTGCCGCCAAACAGATTCCCGAGTAACCCCGCGCCGGCAAGTATTGCTGGCAGCATCCTAACCTCCACCCATCAGGCTCAAGAGGGCCTGCTGATTCAACCGCGCCGTCTCCAACCCCAACTGTTGCCCGAGGCCCGAGTAATATTGGTCGTTCTGCTGATTGCTCTGACGGTTCCGGAAGTCCAGATCACTCAACCCCAGATCGCGTTGTAGGTTGTAGCCCCGCTGCTGCATCTGTGCGCCTTGATTCGCCAACCCCGCTTGCAACTGCCCACCATAGCGGGTCAGGTCGCGCTGGTTCTGTGCGCCGTAGCCCGTCAGATCCCGCTGATTGTTCATCCCGAGCGTCTGGAGTTGCGCGGCCTGATTCGCCTGATCGCGGCCCGAGTTCAGGCCGATCGTCTGCATGGCCGTATTCTGGTTGCTCAGGTCGCGCTGGTTGTTCATCCCCATACCCGTGAGAGCGCCCTGCTGATTCGCCAGCCGAGTCGTCAGATCCTGCTGCTGTTCCTGCGAGAACAACCCCGCGCCGAGTTGTTGCGCCCGCGCCTGTCGTTCGCGGCCGGCGTTCAATTCGCTCTGCATCAACTGCGCTTCAAAGTCCGCTTCCTGTGCGCCCTGATTCTGGAGGATGCGATTCACGCCTGCATCGAACCCGCCCGACCCGATCGTGCCGGTGGCGTTCGCTCGCTGGGCCGCCGAGGCCCGCATCCGTTCCGCCGACCGCTGCGAGTTGCGGTTATAAGCATCCACCTGTGCCCGATAGGCGGGATCGTTCTCGTTGACCGCTGGGGCCGCCAAGCCGCTCTGAATCGACCCCTGCACCGACTGCCCAAACTGTGACGTGGGCCCCGCCGCCGCCACCGTGGGCGCTGCGCCAAGTTGCGCGAGGGCTTGCGGACCCTGCACCTGGCCGAGCGCGGCGGGGCCCTGTAGTTGGCTCATCATCGCGGCGGCATCGAGGTTGGGCGCAGTGACAGACGGCGCGGCACCGTCATCCCACGCAAACGAGGTCGAAGGCGCAACCGAGGCGGGGGCGGCAGAGGCGCGGGGCCCACCAGGGTTCATCCCGATTACGCCCGTCCCCGGTGCCCCCTTCCATCCCCCCGTGCGATCGAGAATGTCCTGCGAGAAGTTGTTCACGTCGGCAGGGTTGTTCTGCTCATTCCACGACCGATTGGCGTCCCAATCTTTCTCGCCCGTCTTGTTACCCATCGCGTCGATGGGTTCCCAGTCCTCGTTAAATGTACGTCCTTGCCAGTCTTTTGCCATTACACGGCCCCCAGCAGCTGCAAGAGTGCGTCCTGCTCCATCGGCGATCCGCCCCCGTTTTGCAACGCTTGAATTTCTGCCATGATCGCCGCCATCGGGTCCGCGTTCTGGGGCGGGGTCTGCGCTGGGGCGTCGGCGGGGGCGGGGCGTCCAATCGAGCCATTGTCGATGCGCTGACCACCCGTGGGCGCGTTCGCTTGTGCCGCAGGGCCACCGCCCTGCACCATGCCGCCTTCGCCATCGGGCATCCACGCCCACCCGTTCGCGGTGTTGTTCCGGGGGTCGCTCGCGGTCAGCACATCGACCACGCCGACCGGCGAACCGCTCTCAAAATCGCTCAGCACGCCGCCAAAGTCGATCTTGTCGCCTGCGCCTCCGGCCACCCGTTTCGCGTTCGGGAAGGCCGATTTGAAGTCAGGGTCGGCCATCATGACCTCCACCGAGTTCGGCGCGTTGGCGTAGCGGCTGGCAATCCGGCCGAATGTGTTCTTCACGGAGTTGCGGGCCTTCAGATCGCCGCCGTAGTCCCCCGTGTTAAAGCCTTCCATGCGCCCGACGTTGCCGTACTTCAGGGCGTCCCGCGTATCCCTGGTGAACGCGGGCGGCGTCGTGGTCGTCCCGCCAAGCATCGTCTGCGGCACCGGCTTGCGATCGACCGGCATCGTGTTTGATGTGGGCGCATCATCCGGCCCTACAAGTGGCCCAAGCGGCACAGTGCCGCCACGGGTAATATGCCCGATCTGGCCTTGGTTCCCCGTGTTCGAGAGGCCGTCGGAAGGGCCACCAAATGTCTGCACGGACCCCCGCGGTAAGCGCCCGCCCATGGTGTCGTCGTAAGGGCCGCCCTCCATGGGGCTTCTTTGTCCTCCACCCAGGACGGTCCCTCCGGTGCCTGGGTCACCGCTAGCCTCCAACTGCGCCAGCAGCGCATCCTGATCCAGATCGTCGTCGTTAAAGTTGTTACGCGCCATCATTCGACTCTGATTCCACCTGGGTCACCTCGACCGCGGTCTCATCGGCATCGTTGAACTGATAATTCTTCCCAGCCTCCATGCCCTCGGCCAACATCGCTGCCGCATATGCGGCTTGCACCTTCTCCGCCTCAGCCTGTAGCTGCTGCATGGCCAGTTGCCGCGTCAACACTGCCGCCTTGAGCCGCCAGTAGTTCGTCATGGCGTGACTCCCGGCATCGTCACGGGGAAGCCCGCATCAATGGACAACTGCGGCATCATCGACTGCAACGTCGCATTGACTTGCGCGATAGTCGCAGGGTCTGTGGCTGGAATATTCCGCTGTCCCACCTCACCGAGTTCGCTGTCGATCATCTGGACGCTTGCCCCCATCGTCAGCACACCCGTCGAACTGACCGCCACCGTGCCACCGAGAAAAATACCGACTATCGCCATGTCTATACTCCTGCTGCTAAAAGTTTGGCTTCCATTGCTGCGAGACGAGCGTCGTGCTGCTGCCAACCGACGATCCATCTTTTTTAAGCTAACACCCCGGCGAGAACGTATCTCGACCCGCCAGAATAGAAATAGATAGAACCCGTGGTAGTTACTTGCACCGCTCCGTTTAACCCTGCGTTGGCTGCTGGCACAGTCGCGCTGTAGTACAGACCGGAATAGTTTGAGTTTCCACCAAGGATCACCACGTCGTACGCATTGCCAGACATGGCGAGTGCCGTTGTCATGGCCGATGAGTTGTTTTGCAGCTTCAGCGGAAGCACTAAACCTAAATTACCAGAGGTATCAAACGACCCCCGCAACGTCGTCCCGCCAGCGTAGAAGCGGATGGCGCCGGAGGCGTTAGAGGCGACGATACTGATGCCGCCTGCACCGTCTGCATACAGCGCAGTTGCTGCTTGCTTGTCCCACGTTCCAGTCGTATAACCTTGCGAAAAGGCAAACAACTGAGCGTTGACCGAACCAGCCGTGACTAACGCATAGGCTCGGGCTGCTGCTCCGCTGGTTGTATTTTCAACCTGTATCGCGTTGAAACCCGCCCCACTCGCACTAAAGCTGTGCGTCCCGAAGCCCGAGACGGTGAGGAGGCCCGTCATATTGACGGTGGTCGTATTCGGGCCGACGCCTAACACGACCGTCCCTGCACGGTTCATTAGCGCGACATCGTTGGTCGTGCCGAAGCCCATAATGGCGCTACCAGACACGGTGCTGGCAAACGCGGTGGCTTGCGTGGCGGTCAGGGCCGCAGGGGTCGCGAGGGCCGTGGTGCTTTTGAGGAACGTGCTGTAGGTGCCGGACGACAGCGTGGTTGCACCGGTCACGCCGAGGGTCGTGGAGACCGTCGCGGCACCGGTCACCGTCAGCGCACCGGTCGCTACCGTAGACGACAAGGTGGTCGCACCCGTGACGCCCAGTGTCGTCGAGACGGTTGCCGCACCGGTCACGGTCAACGCGCCGGTCGCCACGGTCGAGGACAGGGTCGTGGCACCCGTCACGCCGAGGGTGCTGCTCAGCGTCATCGCCGAGCCAGCAATGGTGCCCGTCAGGGTCGGGCTCGCGCTCATCACCACGTTGCCCGTGCCCGTGATGGCATTACTGACCAGGGCCTTGCTGCCGTTGGTGAAGACCGCCTGCGAAGCCGTGGCAGAACTAAACACCGGGGCGGCGGTGAGCGTCGCCACGCCAGTCAACAGCGTCGTGCCCGTCACCGTCACGTTGCCATCGAAGACGGGCGAGTCCTTCAAATACATCAGGTTGTCGCGCCACGCCGAATTACCAATGGCGGCGGTGACGAGTTCGCCCGCGGTCCAGTTTCTCGGTGTCGTCCATGCAGCAGGCATTGAATAGTCCTTTAGCTCTTCGCGTAATACGGGAGGACGTATTCGGTCGTCCCGATGGTAAAGACGGCATAGCCAGAAGGCGTGGCCGGCAATGCCGTCGCCGCCCCCGCCGCGCCCACCGTCGTTTGCGTCTCGCCGCCAAACGTCAACCCGGTGACACTGATGTCGCCGTGCGTCCCGTCAGACAGATGCTCTTTGCCCGCCCAGGTGTTGATCCGTGAGACGAGTTGATCCAATTCCGCAATCAGCGCCGATGAGAACGACGCAATCACGGCGCGGAAGTGCAGCCCGAGTTTCATTGCGGTAACTCCTGACCCACGGTGTAGGGAATCGAGATCGCGTCAATCGAGGGCGTCGTGCTAGACGTAAACGCCGTGCCGCTATAACTCAGCGACAGCCGCACGTCGAGCGTGGACACATCCGCCGACGCCAGCGATTCCAGCGTGACCTGTTTCACCGAGATGCCGTCTTCGTCGTCCGTCGTCTCCAGCGTGATGCTCTGCGTGCGCGTCTCGTCGTAATCGCGGATCAACGAGGCTTGCAACGTCAGGGTGCCAGCCGTCGCGCCCTGGGGGTTGCGATACCACACGGTCGGGTTGCCGGTCGTGATTTTCTTGCCGAGTTGCGCGGCGAACGCCCGCCGATACCGCGCCACCGCGGTATAGGGATTCGTGACATCGAGCCCGACCTGGCCTGCCCACTTGAACAGCGTGCCGACCGATGCCGACGACTGGCCGCAGAGATACAGGCGCCGACCGCCGTTGGGATCTTCCAAGAACGCGCCGTTGATGATCGCCGCGCCCGTGCCGCCCATGATCGTGGTGGAGTCCAACACGCCGACGCCCATGATCCAGCCGCTGGTCGCCCCACCCAGATCAAAGCCGCTCCACTGCTGCTTCGCCACGTCAAACGTGAACGCCCGATAACTGCCAGTGGTAGACGCCGCCGCCGTCGAGACTTGATACAGCAGGATGCGCTGGAACGGGTCGAACGACACGAAGCTATCGGAGGCCGTCACCGAGGTCTGCCGCAAGTCCCTGGCAATCGCTTCCGAGACGCACTGCACACCCCCGGACGACAGCGCATACAGGGCGCTTTCGTCCGAGAAGAAGATGGCCGGTGCGCCTCCGAGGTCGCCCGCCGAAATCACCCGCTGATCCACCGCGCCGTAAGCATCGGAGACCAGCACTTTGGAATACGGCGTGTCCACATCGCCGGTCGGGACCAGCTTCCAGATGCTTGATGCCTTGAACACGAAAATCTCGCCATACAGCGGCCCGACCAGGCCGGTGATCGGCCCCGCGTCCCCGACGATGATCCAGTTGTTCTGTGTCCCCGTCTCAGGGATGGATTCATCGTCGCTGACATCCGACGCGCCCAGCGGACGGGTGAACCACACGCGATTCTGAGAGGGCACCGTCTGCCCGGTCGCCGCCGTGGTTTCCCACGCGCCCGCCAGCAACAGCACCGCACCGTCCGAGACGAGGTATTTCGCGCTGGGGGGCGGGATGTAGAGCCCTTCGGTGTCGCTCAGGTTGGTCGTGCTGATCGACGCGCTGGTGTCGTCATACGTCGTCGTGCCCACCAAGTTGGTCGCAATGCGATACCAGGGGCCGCTCAAGGACGCCGACGCCTCCAACTCCCAGTGCGTTTCGTTGTCGCCGCTCACCGCGCCCTTGGTGACCGTTACGCCCAGCCGTGAGGCAATCGTGATCGACACGGACGTGGACGGTTCCGAGCGCATCGTGGTCACGCCCGACACTTGCACCGTGTTCCGCTGCCGGTAGTAGCGGGTAAAGGACACCGCGCCCGCGCCCATCTGGGCCACCGTGGGAGCCGTGGCGACAATCAACCCCACCCGCCGCACGGTCGTGCCGTCCCAGACGTGCAGACGGTTGACGTTGCTGTCGTAGGCCAGGAACAACTTGCCGTTCTGGGGCACAGAGTGCATGTAGCGGAGATTCGACGCCGCGGCGGTGTCGCTGAACGTCTGAGCGCCCCACACGCCACCAGACCGCCGGCCGAGTTCCGCGGTGCCGCTGTTGTTCGACGCGGCCCAGCCTTCCTCGTCGCCGGTATTCGTGACATGCCGCGCAATCCACTCCACCGGGCCATCCAGCCCAGACGCGGAGTAGTCTTCCGATGCGAATGCCTGGCGCATCTGCACCACGGCTTCACTCAGCATGTAGGCGTTCGACAGTTCGATCGGGCTGTCCCCGAGTAGAGCATTGCCCCGCTCAATCAGCGAGGCTGGCCCCGAGAGCATCCAGAACTTATCCATCTAGGTGCCCGCCGGATAGTACGCCCCAAGCTGGGATGGGATCCCGACGCTACGGCCACGCACCAGTGATCCCGGTCGCCCCGACGCCGTGCCGGCCAGCCAGTATTGCAACTCACCGACGCGCTGGGCATACTCGCTCGCCGCCACGCCATACCGCGAATCTGACAGCCGCTGATATTCGTCCATCACGCAGCCGAGCATGATCACGTCGTGAAAGTCTTCCGGCAACAGCGGCACGTCGGTGGACTGCGCGAGGTCAGTAATGGCCCTGGTGATGTCCACGTAGTAGGTGATCACCGCCGAGGGTGTTTGCCACAGGGAGAACCCGGTGTAGTCCGTGTTGGTCTTGCCAATCGTGATCCGCCCGAGTTCCGTGCCGGCCCCGCTGTCTTCGTTGAGCGTGATCGTGCCGACCCCGACCGCCGAGAGGTAGAACTTGTCCACGCGAATCCAGGTAGACGTGGCCGAGGCCACATTGACCGCCGTCGTCCCGGTCAGCGTCACCGACGCCGACACGGGATACCCGCCCGTGATCGCGCCGACGACGTAACAGGTCTGCGTGGTGTCGCTGGCGCTGGTGGACTTGACGAACAGCGACGACGCATCCGAGGGCTGCACCGCCACGGCCATCTGACTGCGCCAAATGTAGCGTTCCGGTACGCCGGTGATGGACGTATCCGGCCAGATTTGCCGCCACTCGGACAGGCTCATCTCGAACAGCACCCGTTTATTTGTCGTTTCGCGCATCCCGAGAATCTTGGCGATGTTCGGGAGGACGTAATCGGGCTGAGACGCGACCGATGCGAACGTGATCGTATCGTCGCGCAGATGCTTGATGCCAGGCAGCGACAACAGCCGCCGCTGGCGCTGGTTGAGATACCCGATCAGCCGTGCTTGGGTCGTCGCGTCCATGCTGGACACGTTCTTGTCGAGTCGCTGCCCAACCGCCGTAAGTAACTCAGCGCGTGTCATCGTGTCGCCATCGGCTACACTTCGACGTACGTAATCCAGCCGTCCACGTCTGCCGTCGTTTCGAGGCTCAACGCCTGCCCCGCCACGGTTTCAAAATGGCCGAGCGGATTGAACGGAAACGGCAACACATTACTCGCCACGCACACCATGATGCCGGTCAACGCCGTCCCGCCCGCCGCTGACTCGAACCGCACGGTGCCAATCGCGCCCGCCACCAACAGCCCCGACAGCACACGGATCTTCTTGCCCGTCACCGCCGCGACAATCGAGTTATCCCCCACCGCCGCGTTTACGACCGCAAACTTCGGGAGCAACGGGGTTGCGTCCGTCTCGCAGAGCGACGATGAGGCAAGCACCACCGCCTGCATTACGCGCTCACAGCCTTGACGACAATGAAGTTGACAAGGATAGCGCCGGTTTCGGCCGTGCCAGCCGCCGGGTTGTTGTTCATCACGCTGATGTCGAACGAGCCCGCCGCCACCGCGACGACCACCACATCCGTCATCACGCCGACCGCGCCGGACTGCTGCGCCACCAGCACCACATCGCCAATCGCCACGGTGCTATTGGTGACGGTGAACTTGGCCGCCGCTTCCGCCGCCAGCGAGGTGTTATTGGTCGTGATCGTGCCCGAGAGCTTGTTGATCGTGACGCCCGTGGTGCGATTGGTCGCCTGCGTGACCGCCCCACCGGAGCCGGCCGCGTAACCGAACGAGCCGGTCATCTGCACCTGGCCGGTAAACAACTGCGGATTCGACTGAATCTGTGTATCCATGATGTCCTTATGCGGCGGCGCCGCTCAACTGCTTGAGGAACTGCGTCTGGCTCGGCATCTGGGCCTGTTCGGCCTTGCTCAGCCACGTCGGAGGAATCGCAATCACCAGGCGGATCGCTTCGCCTAGGTCGTCGGTCTGCTGCACCACACGCCACTTCGCGCTCTTGCCGTCGTTGCGCTCGACCATGTAGGCACCAGGGACCAACTGATTCAGCAACACGCGCTCGGTTTCCTTGCAGGCGCGGCCGTCAATTTCAAACGCGGGGGTGGTCTCGCCCTTCTGGTCGTAGATGCCCAGATACATCGGGCAGCGGAGCTCCGTGCGCGGGTGGGCGGCATCCCCATCGGGATGACTGAACACGCTCTTGCCGGGATAGCCACCCGACAGATACGTCTCGGCAATCGGGTTGCGGGCCATCGCGGACTGCGAACCCATCGCGTCCTTGAACGCTTCCGCATTCATCGTGCCCGACTGGGCAATCGCGCCCGCGAGCATCTGGACGAGGGCCGCCATGTCCGGGGCCACCGGAGCCGCCGCGGGCATGACCACAGGGGCAGGTGTCTCGG